GTGACGAGGTGTGGGACCCGTCGACGCCGCCGGAGGACTCGAGGCGCTTCTACCTGGACCAGATCGCCGCCGCTACGGACTCGTGGCTGACGGAGGCGGAGTGGGCTGGCTGCGTCGACGCGGCGAAGGTGGTGGCGGACCGTGAGGTGGTCACGCTCGGTTTCGACGGTTCCCGGTCGAGGGCGAGGGGCGTGACGGACGCGACGGCGCTGATCGGCTGCCGGGTCAGCGACGGGCACGTGTTCGAGCTGGGGGTGTGGGAGCAGCCGGACGGGCCGGCTGGCCGGGGCTGGCAGGTGCCGACGAGCGAGGTCGACGCCGCGGTCCGCCAGGCGTTCGACCGGTTCACGGTGGTGGGGTTCTTCTGCGATCCGGCGAAGTGGGAGTCGTACGTCGCGCAGTGGGAGGCATCGTTCGGGTCGAAGCTGCGGGTGAAGGCGACTCGGGACCATCCGTGCGAGTTCTGGATGGTGGGTGGCCGGACGGCGGCGGTGGTGCGGGCGCTCGAGCAATTCCACTCGGCGGTGGTGGACCGGGAGATGTCGCATGACGGGTCGTTCGCGCTGACTCGCCACGTGTTGAACGCGAGGCGTCGTGCGGGCCGTTCTGGGGTGACGATCGCGAAGGAGCATCCGGACAGCGCCAGGAAGATCGACGCGGCTGTGGCTGCGGTGTTGGCCTGGCAGGCGCGTCTGGATGCGGTCGCGGCCGGTGTGGGCCAGCAGCGGTCGGGGTTCGTGCCTCGCCGCGTGCGCTGAGAGACAGAGGGAGGCAGCGGGTGCCGAACCCGAAGGGGATCAACCAGTACACGAAGGGCCGTGGGCGTGGGAGCGCGCCGAAGCTGCGCCGCACGTCGGAGCAGCGGGCGTCGTATGCGGCGTCGCTGGTCGGGGCGCCGAAGACGTCGAAGCGGGAGAAAGACGCGAAACGGGAGGCTGGCATTTCGAAGCGGTCCGCTGACGCGATGAGGCGCCGCGAGGCGAACGCCGCGCTGCGCAAGCGCGGGAAGCTCGGGAAGATCCGCTAGCTGCTCGCCTGAGACGAGGGAGGGCTGATGATCGAGACGTCGCAGCCCTTCTCGCCGGGCTGGTGGCTCGCACGGTTGGCGAAGCGTCTGGTGGACCGCCAGGACCACTACAACGCGCTCGAGGACTACTACGACGGCACCGCCGCGATTCCCGTGCCCGCGACGAAGGCCGTCAGGCAGAGCTATCAGCGGCTGATGGCGATGGCCGGCACGAACTACGCGGAGCTGGTCGTCGAGGCGGTGCGGGAACGGATGCAGCCGCTGGCGTTCCGCACGGGCGCCGATTCCGACGAGGGCGGCGACGCGGAGGCGTGGCGGATCTGGCAGGCGAACCAGTTGGACGCCGATTCGGCGCTGGTGCATCGGGCGTGTCTGTCGATGGGCGCGTCGTTCGTGATCGTCGGCGGCGTCGACCCGGAGATCGAGGCGCCGCTGATCACGGTCGAGGACCCGCGCGAGGTGGTGGTGGAGTGCGACCCGGCCCGGCGGCGCAAGGTGCTCGCCGGGTTGAAGTTGTTCCACGACGACCTGCTGGGCGTGCACCGGGCGTACCTGTACCTGCCGGGTGTCGTCTACCAGGCGGTCGAGGGTGGCCGCTCGGGCGGCGATTTCTTCGGTGATGTGGGGTCGTGGGACTGGATCGGCGACCCGCAGCCTCTGCTCGCGCCGGTGGTGCCGGTGGTGCCGTTCTTCAACCAGGCGGACCTGTACGGCCGCCCGCACGGCGAGTTCGAGCCGCACACGGCGATCCTCGACCGGATCAACTACACGATCCTAAACCGGTTGGAGATCGCCACCCTGCAGGCGTTCAAGCAGCGGGCGGTGATCGGCGTTCCGAACGAGGACGAGGACGGCAACCCAGTCGATTACGACGACATCTTCGCTTCCGGGCCGGACGCCTTGTGGGTGATGCCCGCGGGAGCGTCGTTGTGGGAGTCGGGGGCGGTGGATCTCGGCCCGATCCGTCAGGCGATCCGCGACGACGTCATGGACCTCGCGGCGACCACGAGAACGCCGCTCTACTACCTGACACCTGATGCCGCGAACGGGTCTGCGGAGGGCGCTTCGCTGGCCCGTGAGGGCCTGGTGTTCAAGGTCGCCGATCGGATCGTTCAGGCCGGCGAGTCGTGGGAGCAGGTGATGTCGCTGGCGTTCACGTTCGCTGGCGACGCGCAGCGTGCGAGCCGGCGCGACATGGAAGTCGTGTGGGCGTCGCCCGAGCGGTTCAGCTTGGCGGAGAAGTTCGACGCGGCGTCGAAGGCGCAGGCGGCGGGGGTGCCGTGGCGGCAGACGATGTCCGAGGTGCTGCAGTTCTCGCCGCAGGTGATCGACCGGATGGCCGCCGAGCGGGCCAGCGACATCTTCTCAGCGCTCGCCGCGGCGCCGGCAGCGCCGCCCCAGCCGACAACGACGGGAGGCTGAGCCGTGCCGAACCCGAAGGGGATCAACCAGTACACGAAGGGCCGCGGACGTAGCGGCCCGCGCAGCAAGGCGAAGAAGGGCGAGTCGCTGACCGCGGCGTCGAAGCGGATCGCCAAGTCGCAGAGCTCGCGGGCCGGGTTCAACCTCGGGTCGGGGACGTCGTCGGCGGCGCACGAGGCGTTCATCCGCCAGAAGCTCGCCGAGCAGGCGGCACGCAAGAAGAAGAAGCGCCGCTAACCGATGGCCGTCGATCAGGCGGCGTTGAACGTCATCGTCGCCTACGGCGACCGGGCCACCGCGGTTCGGCAGCGGGTCCTGTCGTACATCCAGCGGGTGTGGGGCAGCCTCGACAGCTGGCGGGCAGCGGACATCGATCGGTTCGTGAACGCGGTGGTGCCGGTGGTAACCGGCGGTCAGCAGCAGATCGCGGCGCTGACCGACGCCTACCTCGCCGCCGTGGAGACAGCGATCACTGGTCTGCCGGTCCGCCCGGTGGGCGTCCCGCCCGCCCTGATCAACGACGAGGCGATCCGAGCGGTCGCCGCCGACGAGGTGTACCGCCGAGCTGGCGTGACCGTGTGGGCGTCGCTCAGTCGGGGCGACACGGTCACGTGGGCGGTCCGTCAGGGACTCAACCGGGCGCTGTCCATTGGCGCCACTGATCTGCAGCTCGCCAAGACACACGCTTCACGCCACGTGCTGTCTCGGAAAGGCAACGTCCGCGGTTTCCGACGCGTGCTGACCGGCTCGAAGTCGTGCGGCCTGTGCGTCGTCGCTTCGACCCAGCGCTACCACCGCGCCGATCTGCTGCCCTGCCATCCCGGCTGCGACTGCAGCGTTGTCCCGATCTACGGGGACCAGGACCCGGGCCAGGTCATCGACCCCGACACCCTCGCGGACGTCCACCAGGCGATCGCCGACCGGTTCGGCGCGTCATCCGAGGGCGCGAGGGCTACCGGCTCGATCCCGAACTACCGGGACGTGCTGGTCACCCATGAGCACGGCGAGATCGGCCCGGTTCTGGCCGTCCGGGGCCAGCGGTTCACCGGCCCCGGCGACATCTAGCCCCGACACGGGGCGGAAGCAACACCCCACCCGACAAGGGAGCAAGCGATGCCCGAAGCAGGCACCGACGCGCCGCAGGGCGCAACCGACCCGACCCCCGACACCACCGACCCGACCGCAACGACCGTTCCTCCGGAGACTGTCGACCCGCCCGACACGGGCGACACCGACGTCGACTGGAAGGCCGAGCTCGAGAAGTGGAAGGCCCAGGCCCGCAAGCACGAGCAGCGGGCCAAGGAGAACGCCAACGCCGCGAAGCAGCTCGAGGAGCTGCGTCGCCAGACGATGAGCGACCAGGAACGAGCCGTCGCTGAAGCCCAGGACCAGGGCTACAAGCGGGCGCTGCTCGAACTCGGGTCGCAGCTCGTCGACGCCGAGATTCGCGCCGCCTCTGCCGGCCGGCTCGACGACAAGGCGTTGAACGTGCTCCTGCAGGGCCTGAACCGGTCGGTGTTCCTCACGGAGGACGGCCAGGTCGACCAGAAGTCGGTGCGTGAGTTCGTCGACGGCATCGCACCACCGAAGCCCGAACCGAAGGTGCCGGGGTTCCCGGACCTCGGTCAGGGCGCCCGCTCCGCGGCGCCGCCGCTCAACGGCGACCCGCTGCTGCGGGACCTGAAGCAGAAGCTCGGGATCGCCTGATCCCCCGTCTCCCTTAGGAGCCCACCGTGGCGATCACCGCCGCAATCGCAACCACCGATTTCTCCGGGTTCCTCAACCCGGACATCGCCGCCCCGATCTTCGAGCGGGCTGCGAAGATGAGCGTTGTTCAGACGCTCGCGCAGCGTGTGCCGCTTGGCCCGAACGGCGTCGCCGTGCCTGTCGTCACCGGCCGGATGAGCGCCGGGTGGGTCGCTGAAGGCGCTCAGAAGACCGCGTCGGGCGGGTCGCTGACCCTGAAGACGATGGCCCCGAAGAAGATCGCGACGATCGCCGTGGTGTCCGCCGAGGTCGTGCGAGCCAACCCCGGCAACTACATGAACCTGATCCGCGACCAGATCGCTGAGGCGTTCGCCACCGCGTTCGACTCGGCGGTGCTGCACGGCACGAACACGCCGTTCTCGGGGTACCTCGACCAGACGTCGAAGGCCGCGGAGATCGGTGCTCACACCGCGGCTGAGGGCGGCGTGTACGCCGACCTGATCACCGCTCTCGACCTGCTCGTGTCGGATCAGAAGCGTCTGACGGGCTGGGCGCTCGACTCGGTGATGGAGCCGAACCTGCTCGGTTCGGTCGACACGACCGGCCGGCCGATCTTCATCGACACGCCGCCGACCGACACCGCCGACTCGGCGTCGAACCCGGGCGCGCAGGTCCGCAACGGTCGGCTGATGGGTCGCCCGTCCGCGATGTCCGACACGGTGGCCACGTCGAACCTGACGACGGTCGTCGGCTACGGCGGCGACTGGACGCAGGTCGCGTGGGGTCAGATCGGCGGGATCAGCTACGACGTGTCGACCGAGGCGACCGTGACGATCAACGGTGCGCTTACCAGCTTGTGGGAGCACAACCTCGTCGCCGTGCGAGCTGAGACCGAGTACGGCTTCCTTGCGAACGATGTGAATTCGTTCGTTCGGCTCAGCAACACCACGGGTTCCTGACCCTGACCGCATGTCGTGGGGCTCGGGTCGGCGGCGTCGTGGCCGCCGACCGCGCCCGTGTCCACGCGCTCGAGGAGGTGACCGGTGGCCGCTCTCGCTGACCCGATCGACGTCGAATCGAGGCTCGGCCGGGCGTTCACTGACGCCGAAGCTGGCCGCGTCGCGTACGTCCTCGATGACGTGTCGGCGGTGGTCCGCCAGTACACGGGTCGTGACTTCACCGCCGGGTCGCACACGGTGCGGCTGCGGGCGAAGAACGGCGTGATCCGGCTGCGGGAGCTGCCGGTGTCGTCGATCACGAGCGTGACCAACAAGGACGGCAACGACCTCGCCTACGAGTGGGACGGCCTCGACCGGGTGACGGTGTGGCCGGCCGCTGGTGTCGACTGGTTCGAGCGGGAGTGGACGGCCGGGGCGTCGACGGTGGTGGTCGTCACCTACGTCGGCGGTGCTGGCGTGCCTGACGCCGTGAAGGCGGTGGTGTGCAACATGACCGCCCGGGCGTTGGGGCAGACGCCGGACCAGGGATCGGTCCAGCAGGAGAGCATCGCCGGGTATAGCTACTCGCTTGGCGCGGCTGGCGCTGCTGGACCTGCCGGCATGATGAACGACGAGCGGGCGGTGCTGGACCGGTACCGACGGGTCGGGTCGACGGCGGTGCTCGGGTGAGCCTGCAGAACCTGCTGGTTCACGACGTGACGGTCGTGACGCCGGGGTCGACCACAGACCGCTACGGGAACACCGTGGCCGACTGGGCGACCTCGACGTCCACGACGGTGAAGGGCTGGATCACCCAGTCGACCGGCACCGAGGATCAGGACGGCCGCGACGCTCAGATCGGCCAGTGGTCGCTGTTCCTGCCCGCTGGGACGGCCGTGGACGGTCACGCCCGGGTCGAGTGGCAGGGGGTCACGTTCGAGGTGGTGGGCCCGCCTCGGCGGGCGTGGACGCCGCGAGGCGAGCATCACGTCGAGGTGCAGCTTCGAGTTGTGGCGGGGTGAGGCGTGGCGGAGTGCGTGGTGCTCTGCCCGGTGTTGCGAAGACCGCACCGGGCTCAACCTCTCGCGGAGTCGCTCGCCGCGGCGACGCCCGACGCCAGGCTCGTGTTCATCGCCACCGAGGGCGACGACGCCGAGATCGACGCCGTGCGGGCGACTGGCTGCGACCTGCTGATCCTTCCCGGCCCTCACCAGCACGGCGACTGGTCGAAGAAGATCAACTACGGGTACCGGAACACGACTGAGCCGCTGATGTTGCTGTGCGGCGATGACGTCGTGTTCCACGACGGGTGGCTCGAGGCGGCGGCGAGCTTGATGGTCGGTCCGATCGGCGTGGTCGGCACGAACGACCTCGCGAACGAGCGGGTCATGCGGGGCATCCATTCGACGCATCCGATGGTGGCTCGCCGGTACGCCGACGAGCAGGGCACCGTCGAGGGTCCGGGTCGGGTCGTGTCCGAGTGCTACCAGCACAACTACGTCGACGATGAGTTGGTCGGCACGGCGAAGAAGCGGAAGGCGTGGGCGTTCGCCCGCGACAGCATCGTCGAGCACCGGCACGTGTTCCACGGCAGCGCACCGGACGACGAGGTCTACAAGCTCGGCCGCCAGGGGATGCGGGCCGACCGGGCCGTCTACCGGTCGAGGGAGCACCTGTGGCGGCTGTGACGGAGCGCTGCGCGTGCGGCCAGGTCGACTTCTCGGGCGACGGGCTCGGCGGGGTGGTGCTCGAGGTGGAAATCGGGTTCGAGGTTCACAGCCGGTTCGGATGCTCGGACGCTGACGAGCCGCTGTTCGCTCCCGGCGAGGAGAACTAGTGGACGTGACCGTTGTGGTCGCCACGTTCGGCGACGACCACTGGGCGGAGCTGGCGCAGCAGCGAGCGATCCCCTCCGCTGAGGCGTTGGGCGTGCCGGTGATCCACTGCCAAGGCGACAGCCTGCACGAGGCCCGCAACGCCGGCCTGGCACAGGTGGACACCGAGTGGGTGTGCTTCCTCGACGCCGAC